AAAACAAAGAGGCACTTTAATAGAGTGCCTTTTTTTTTATTATCTTTGTAGTATGATAAACTCTGTAAGGAATACTGTAATTGCTATTTTAAATAAAAATAACTACGGATATATTTCTCCATCTGATTTTAATTTGTATGCCCAACAAGCACAATTAGAATTATTTATGAAATATTTTTCTGATTATAATGCAATTATAAACAAGGAAAATGCTAGGGGGTCAGGAACAGATTATGCCGATTTTGGGAAATCTTTTGCTGAACAAATGGAAGAGTTTATAGTAACGAACTCGTTAACAAACACATCAGTAACTACTGCTTTATCAAATACATATTATCTCCCATCTTTAACAACTACAGGAGATGAAGAGTATTTAATAAATAAAGTATTGTGCTACTCTAAAATACTCACAAGTGGTGTAAACACATCTGTTGTTGCATCACAATTAATAGATTCATCAGCTAATTTTTCTTTAGCAGGAGTTTCAGTTGGAGACATTGTAACTAATACCTCAGTTGCTCCAATGGTAACAGCTACAGTAACATCTGTAAGTGCTACAGTATTAGGACTTTCTGCAAATATATTTACATTAGTGCCTCAATCTTATAGGATTGTTGATACTTCAGTTCAAAATGAAGCGGAAAAAGTTACAGCAGGAAAGATAACATTATTAAATATGTCACCTATCACATCGCCATCTGTTAACTATCCCGCATATACTCAAACAGGTGACTTAATAACTTTTTATCCATCAAGTATTATAAACTTACCATTGCAAGTTGAAGCAACTTACTTTAGGTATCCTAAAGTACCTAAGTGGACATTTACTTCTTTAGCGGGTGGTGAGCCTGTCTTTAATCCATCGCAACCTGATTATCAAGATTTTGAAATAGGCGCTCAAAATGAAACTTCATTAGTTGTCAAGATACTTCAATATTGTGGTATATCAATTAGAGAAACATTAGTTGCTCAATTTGGAAAGCAAGAAGAGATGGAGAACAATGCACAAATACCATAATATATAAAACATGGCGTATATATCACAGTATGAATATTATGAGAATAATGGAAACAATCCCGAGGACTTAAATTGGGGTTCATACCAATATGTTAGTTTAGCCGATATAGTAACTAACTTTCTTTTAATGTATTCAGGGAATCATTCTTTAGTAAACAACGAAGAAAGATATAAGATATTGTTCCATGCAAAACGTGCAGTTCAAGAACTAAACTATGACGCATTTAAAGAAATAAAAATATTAGAATTAAATGTTCCAAATACATTAAGATATATCTTACCTTCTGACTATGTTAATTGGGTAAGAATATCTGTATATGAAAATGGTGTACTAAGACCATTAAGTGAGAACATCCAAACACTTTCATCAAAAGCATATCTTCAAGATAACCTTTCAAATATATTATTTGACCAAGATGGCAATGCCCTTTCTCCTCAATACTCTAGTATAGATTTTGATAGAATTACAGGGACAAAGAAGTCAATATACTTAAACCAAGCAAGCCAATTTAATGGACAAATGGGATATAATGTAGATGGGTATTGGTATTTTGATTATGCTATAGGTGCAAGGTTTGGTTTAAATACAGAAACGGCAAATGCCAATCCTACATTTACAATAGATAAAAAATCAGGGGTTATTAATTTTGATTCAGGAATGTCTGAGAGATTATGTATTCTTGAATATGTTTCTGATGGAATGGAAAATGGAGATAATTCTTTGATTACGATAAATAAACTATTTGAGGCATATGTTTATGCTTCTGTAAAATATGAAATTTTAAATTCAAAGTTTGGTGTTCAAGAGTATATTATTCAAAGAGCCAAAAAAGATAAGCAGGCGTTATTAAGAAATGCAAAAATAAGAATAAGCAATATTCATCCCGGTAGACTTTTAATGAATCTAAGGGGATTAGATAAAACATTAAAATAATATGCCAAAGTTTACTAGAAATTTTACTGCAGGTAAGATGAACAAAACTTTCGATGAGAGAGTTGTTCCTAATGGCGAGTATATTGATGCGATGAATATCAGAATGGGTTCGACAGAAAATTCTGAATTTGGAGTTATTGAAAATACAAAAGGAAATATTTCACTTACAACTTTAAAATTTCAAAATACATTATTAAGTGTAGATGCTAGATGCATTGGCGCATATGAAGACGGCTCAATAGAGACTATTTATTGGTTTGTACATGACCCTAGTTTTCCATTAGGTAACACAGGTAAAATTGATTTAGTTGTTTCATTCAATACAAATACATTTTCTTTGACGTATCATGTTATTACCATAGATAATGGTGGTGGTGTAGATACAACATTAAATTTTGATCCTCAGTATTTAATTACAGGAGTAAATAAAATAGAAGACTTATTGTTTTTTACGGATAACTATAATGCTCCAAGGTCAATAAATGTAACTAGAAACTATGCTATTCCTTCAGGTGCTCCGCTTATTGATGCGGGAAGCACTACAGGGCAAGCGCTACTTGAAGAATCATTACTTGTAATTAAAAAGCCACCTTCAGAAGCTCCAACTGTAGAGTTAATAAATACTGCAGGAGAACAGAATTTTTTAGAAGAAAGGTTTATATCATTTGCTTATAGATATTTATATGCTGATGGTCAATACTCAGCCACATCTCAATGGTCTGACATTGCTTTTTCACCAAATGGATTTGAATTAACTGTTGAAGCATATTTAAATGAGGGAATGATAAATTCATTCAATGCTTGTCAAGTAACTTATGATACAGGAAACTCTCTTGTTTTAGGAATAGACTTATTATTTAAGCAATCAGAAAGCAATATAATAAAAATAATTGAGAAACAAAATAAGGCAGATTTAGGTATTCCAAATAATACACTTAAAACTTTAACGTTTGACAACAGTAAGATTTTTACTGTTCTACCTGAAGCTGAATTATTAAGACTGTATGACAATGTTCCAAGATTTGCTCAAGCTCAAACGCTTATGGGCAATAGATTGATGTATGGAAATTACATTGAAGGATATGACTTAGTATCTACTAATGGACAACCTTTACAGCTTACCTATGTAGCAAAATTAATGCAAGATACAATAGGTTCGACAACTTTAGATTCAAGCGCTCAAAATTCTGTTTATACTATAGATGGAAATCATCCTGTGCCTCTATCTATTTTAAGAATAGATTTTGCTTCTTTAGCTTCGCCAAGTTATGAGTCAAATTTAATAGCAGGAGCTACAATACAAGTTAAATTAGAATTTGCACATTATGATTATACAGGAGGAATGCCTACAACACAAACAGGAAATACAAGTATTACATCAACATTCACTCTTGCTTCAACTTATTTAAATCCATTTGCTTTATCTCAAAGTGTTGAGTTTAAAGATTGGATAGGAACACTTGCAAATATACTTCCTGTATATAACGCAAATCCTGCAATTTTGACTTCTTGTTCGGGAATTACATTTACAGATGCTTTTAATTGTATTATACCTGCAAATCAAGCTAGTGGATGGCAAGCAAGAGCTTCAGGAATTACTGCTATAAACCAACCAATAAAAATAATAGCAACTAATATACCTCCTGATGAATCTTATATTGATTTGCAATTAGTTGCAATGCAATATGAAGATATAAATAATCTTGGAACTTTTGCGTATGAATATTATAGCGTAGTAAGCAGTCTTGTTACATTTAATAGACTTGGAAATGCAAGGAGTTTGCATAGCAATAGAGGATATGAGATAGGAATTGTTTATATGGATGATTTTTTACGTTCATCAACAGCTCTTGTAAGCCCTGATAATATAGTTTATACTCCTTGTTCATCATCACCAAATAAAAATTCAATACAGGTAGCTATACCTGTATCACAAGTTGCTCCATATTGGGCAACAAGATATAAATTTGTAATAAAACCTGACCAAGAAGGATATCAAACAGTATACTCAACTCTTGTAACTCAAGATGCAGACAGTTTAATTTGGTTCTTACTTGAGGGTGAAAATATGCAAAAAGTTGAGGTTGGTGATAGGCTTATTGTAAAAAAAGATTCAAGTGGACCAACTACAACCTGTTTATATACAACTGTTTTAGAAAAAATATCAAAGGCAAAATCGACTACATTTCCTATTGCAGGAGTGTATATGCGTTTGGAAGCAGGTAACTTTGACTCACAAGTTAGTCCTATTCCAACTATTAATCAAACAAATAGTGGTTACTCTCGAACAAAAGTTGTTTGGTCAGAAACTCCTCTTGTTCCTCCTGCCGTAATGTACACAGACCTTGATGTTCCTGTTGGTTCAGTAATAGGGATTATGGCGTATACTTATATTGCATCTGATTTTTGGACAGGCTGCTCAAAAAAAGAAATAAATCCGGGGCAAAATTGGTCTTATTTTACTGCTACTCAAAGTTATGCTAACTTAGAGGCTTGGTTTACAGCAAATACTGCAACTATTGTTGCTGCACTTCAGGGAGCAAGTCCACCTACAGGAATGAGTGTATCATATATTGGCTCTTATACTATGTCTGATGCTGCTATGCTTACTTTTGTATCGGGAGCAACATCTAGAACCATTATGAAGTTATATATAAATCGTGACCCTGCTGATAATTTATTAAAATTTTGGATGACAGGAACAAAACCTTGTGATGGTGATGATGACAATGCTTCCACAATACTAAAATTTTCATTACAAAGAAGTCCGATAGAGCCTGATTTTATATTTGAAACACTTCCAATAGATGCTTTGCCCGATGTGTTTTTTGAAAATAATTTATCTTTTCCAATATCTCCTATTGGTGAACACGATGGAAATGTGCAAAACCAAAACTTTGCTTTAGGGCAAGATGCAATTATAGACACAGAGTTCTTTAATTGTTTTTCTTTTGGAAATGGAGTTGAAAGTTATAAGGTTAGAGATTCAATAGTAGGAAGAGAGTTTAATCTTGGAGAAAGAGTAACTTCTGTTTCTGCTCAAGATTATAAAGAAGCACATAGATTTTCAGATATAACATATAGTGGTATATATAATACTGAATCCAACTTAAATAAATTAAATGAGTTTAATTTAGGACTTTTAAATTATAAATATTTAGAGTCTTCTTTTGGATATATATATGTTTTAGATGGTAGAGAAACAGATGTTCTATGTCTTCAAGAAGATAAGGTATCATATGTATTGGCAGGAAAGAATTTGTTGTCAGACGCAGGTGCAGGTAGGGCATTGACTGCAGTTCCTGAAGTATTAGGAACTCAAATTGCAAGAACTGAAAAATATGGAATAAGCCATAACCCTGAAAGTTATGTTCAATGGGGTGCTGATAGATATTTTACTGATACAAAGAGAGGTGCTGTAATTTATATTCAAGGTGATTCAATGCAAAGCGACCAACTAAGAGTCATATCTGAATTTGGAATGAGAACTTGGTTTAGAGATGAATTTATTAATGCTCAAACTACACAGAAACTTGGTGGTTATGACCCATATATGAATGAGTATGTACTAACAAGTAATGACATACAAGTACCAAGCGTTATAGAATGTATTGGATGTGGTCAAATAAACTCATTTAATATAGACAATATAGGTAAACCTGAAAGAATAATAAGTTATTGTGTAAAATTAAATAATTGCATTGCAGATGGAAATATTGTATTGCAAACAGGTTTTGTACAAGCAGGAGGAGTTACTGTAGATGTAACTTATGATGGGACTACAACTACATCAGGTTTTATAGATACAGGTCAAACTATTAATATTCCTTATTCAGTAAATAATCCTCTTGTACTTGAATTACAAATTGTTATAACAATTAC